GCCGTGTGACTCCACCCTGCGTTCCACGCATGATGTATCCACTGAATTTCTGAGTAGGTTTTGTGGCACGGAATGATTTCACGATATTTCCAGTATTCTCAGTTGCGGCGGCCTTCTGCGCGAAGAAGTAAGGGAATCCTGAAATCGTGACATTGGCTTTGATAAAAGTACTGAAGCCACTGTTCGACCATGTAAGCAAATCATATGGAGTCCTGCTTTCCGGCATATTGACAATAATGTCATCTTCGTCAAACTCCAGAACGCATTTTGTCCTGTTCACACAGACACATGGCATGTTGACATGAGGGCCATATCCGTCAGGAATAGGCTCCGTGAACTTTCCTTCCTCTACGTCTGTCTCGTCATATCCAGCATTCTGATAGGTATATGTAGGCCATTCTGCATCCTGCATGGTGCGCTTGTCATCGCACTCGAACGTGACATCATTTGGTTTCAGGTCATAATCAACAATGATTCCCTTGTGCAATACTTTAAGCTGTTCATATGTGCAACCATCAGCACCGTACTTCCAGTATGTTGTCTGCCCTGTGATATCTGACAGGTCATCAAACCTGTAGCTGAGAATCGGCTTATGTGTCACAGAGTCTATGGTGTACACCATGTCGTTGCGCAACTGCACGCTGAGGCTCTGTGTGGCAAGCTTCTGGTACACGACAGGCTCGACCTCTCGCCGTATGACAGGCTTGCTGAGCAGTATGGTCGGATACAAAATGCCATCGAACACAATTGCTTCTTCGTCCGTTGCACCGTACACACGTGAGAGCGACATGCTTGGAAAGGTGAATGGATGCACGTCATAGGGAAAATGGAAATAGCCAATCTGATTCGTCCTGTCCCAATAGAAACTGTACGGAACAAGGAGCAGGTCAGAGTATGTATACACGTTCGCAAGGAATCTCGTACCGACCTTGGCGTCCACGAAGATATAGCGGTTCGCAGGTGACACATCGAGCAATGCACCAAAAGTCACACTATAGAAGTCAGCCACAACCAATGCAGGATTCGTCCATCTCCAAATGAGAGGGGCATGGTTGATGAGGTCTGTCGGCTGTAAGTCCATGCGGCGTGTGTACTCGAATATTAACATTTATATCCCTACAGTATGTGAATCATGTATTGATTTGCAAAAGCAGTGCTAGAGCCAAGAGTTGCTGTAAGCGTTGTAATTACACCAGTCATGCTAGCCCCATACATATCTACAGAAGATATAGAGCCAGCAGTACAATGTATTTTAATGGCCACAACTAGTACAAATGCATTTGCAGTGGTGTAAAAACCACCACAGCAAGCTAAATACACATCGTCCCAGTATGACTCAGTAGCATTCAGAGCTAGAACATGTGTCTTGACTGCATCAGCGAAATAGTCCTGTGTGGATGAGCCTATGTTTCCTTGCATGAACAAAGGTGAAAGTTTGTTAAACGTGGAGCGTATAAGATTAAACTCTACATTATCAGTCGTGCGCAAATTCTGACCAACTTCTACTGCGCCAAAGCCAGTGTCAATTGTACTACACACCACAGCACCGCCAAGTATCGTGGCAGTGATGATATTTCCAAGATAGTCCACGGTCAAGAATCCTGTGCTCCGATGGAAATTCAGAATCTTGCGCTTGGTGAACACTGTGACAGTACCTGACACAGCAATCTGATATGGAAGGACTTGGTATCCATCATTATGATACATGCCGTTGTACGATGGATTCCAGTTGTAACCCGATATGTCCGTGACAAAATCGACATCCAATGAATCAGCACCATCATCGACAATACGTATATAATACGTACCATCAGCCGCTGGAACTGTTATGGCGAAGTCCTCAGTGTCAACCACATATATCGCGCCAAGATGATGTATATATGCACCGTTGGCAAGCTTGGATAGCGTAGAAGTGTTCGTCCACTGCGTAAGCACCATCTGATTTCCACTCATTACTGTCTTGAGTGCTGTCATCTGTGCCATTGCAAGAGCCCAATCACCCTCTACAACAGGGACTGACGTGTTTGGACTTATAAGTTTCGTTATAGCCATTACTTGGCCTCCCTGATTTTCAATGAAATCGTGCGCTTCTGACCATCAATCCTATTCGCTCTTGAATAGCGGGAGTTCGGGATTGAATCGAGGCTCACCGTGCAGTACAGAGGAGCCTTGTATTCATGAGCATCCTCCGTCATATCAACAAACAGAGGTACAAAATTACGCACAGCTTCAAGCATCGTTTTGATTGCGTTGAACTGTGCCATGGTTATGTTGACAAATTCAGGCGAATATGTCTGTAAAAACTCTCCATCACTTCCGAAGACCTGACCGAACGCCGTTTCAAAGCGTTCGTTGGTCATCTCAATCGTCTCGTCATAGTAGGCAACTGGATAAGGCATTTGATAATACATGCCAGTGAACAAAGCACCAATCGAAATGTAGGTCTCATCGGAGTTCATCGTGAGACGTATCTTCTTCGCTGTTGATTGTGATAGATATATCATCGCCGTTGGTTCGACCTCGATTAAGCTGACATCCTCAACAATATTGTCACCTATATCATACACCCTGTATCTGAGTGTTGTCAAGTTGTGTCCAGCCAATGAAATGCAATTTATCGCCTCTTCCACATCAAAGGTTAGATAAAGGTCTACAGGGGTCGCCAGAGACCTGTACGGCGTGGACAGGGCTGGAACAAACAGATTGCCCAAGGGAAAGTTCACGTTCTCGGATGTTGCTGTTATAGCCGCCTCAATCGCCACGTTGTTATACAGTACTCTCATTACGACACCTTCCTTACACCTTTTTTCGGGTCAATTAAGAATTGGCCTTTGTTAATCAGTCCTACTGTCTCACGAGCAGTCTCACGCCCATCAGGAGCCTGCATGATAAACGTCACCTGCATGGGCTCTGACGTTCCAGACATCTTACCATTTCCAATCGCAAGCAAAAGATTTGCCATCTGCTCTGGATTGAATATGGCCTCAGTCCTGTTGCGCTCACCAGCTACAACCATAGTACCCTCTGATGTTCCATGTATCATACCACCGGTTCCGAAGTAGTCAGCCTTTACGGGAGCACTCGGCTTTGAAGCAACATGTGCGGCGACCTGCGTACCAGCCGCTACCGCTGTAGCTCCAATCATCCACCCCTTTAACAAAGGTGCACTAGCCGCCGCACGTATTGCCGTAATGATAGCAAGAGCCGCTTCGGACGCGACACGCGCCGCATTCAAGCCCCATGATATCATGGCGTACTTGTATTCAAGCTGTGCCTTTGCCCATGCCGCATCCTCATCAGCCTTCTTCCGTTTCGCATCAAAATCCTGCTTGATGTCAAAACGTTTGAGCTCTTTCTCGGCCTCTATGATTGCCTCGCCATCTGCTGATTTCTGCGCCTCCATAAGGTTCTTCTCAAGCTTCTCACGCTCAGTGTCTTCCTCAACGCCAGCCGTTTCCTTTGCAAGAATTTCCTGCTCGTCATAATAGTCTGTAAGAGCTTTCAGTGCCCTGTCCATGCGGTCAAGCTGGCGTTCAAGTGCAGAGTCCATGATTGCATCAATGTCCCCAACCATGCCTGTGATTGTGGTGACGAGCTTCTTGGTATCCTCGAATATCGCATCGGCAAGCTTCTCTGCGGCAGTCTTCTGCTTAACGCCAGCTTCCTCAATCCATTTGAGGTACTCAGCGAACTGCGCTTTCTGTGCATCATTAAGTGTTATGCCAAGATAGATAAGCAGATTGTTCAGCTTTGCATGCTCTGCAATGACCCTTGCAGTATGCTCCTCTTCAGCTTTTACAAGCTGTGTCTTCGAGTCAGCATCAATAGCCTCACGCTCTATGGTACCTTCTTCATGTGCCAATGATATCTCAGCATCAGCATCCTTGTTTGTCTGAATCTTATCAGCCTCGTACTTTTTAAGCGTGATAGCGTTCTTTGCATAGTCGATAGCCAATGAGGCAAGCTCTTCCGTACGTAGAGACTCAGCCTCAGATATACGCTGTGCTTCACGAGTTATGGAGTCATTCTTCTTGGCTATATTGGCTTCCTTCAGATTCAGCACATCTTGGTCATAGGCAACCTTAGCCTCACGTTCCCATTCAGCAAGAGCCTCCTGCTGTGCGGTCGCTTCCTTCTCGGCAGAAGTCTTGAGCTCATCCATCTTCGCCGCGTTCTTTGCAACAAGCAGATTGAGCTCCATCTGGTACGCCTTGCCGATAGCATCAAGACTCTGAGCCTTGTCATATGCGGTCTTCACCGCTTCCTCACGTTCCTTCAATTCCGCGTTGGCAAGCTCTTCATAGTACTTCTGGAACACTGACTGAGAGGTCTTGTATGAGTTCTCAAGCGTGGTGAGCCTATCTAGCTCTGCACTTTCAAGCAATCCAAGTGCGGCGAGCCGTTCACGCTCAACCTTCATGAGCTTCTGAGTCTCAAACAGACTTGCTTTCAGCATTTCATTTTCAAGCTGACGTGTGTTGATTAGTCTCAATGCGGCTAGAGTAGCAGGGCCTACGTTTTCAGCTTCCTCAACAACAGCCTCGTTCGCATCATACTGTGCCTGTGCCTGTGCACGAAGAGCTTCTGTCTCTGCGATTACCGATGCACGGAGCTCATCAAATCCCGCGCTCGCTGTCTCAATATTTGAGCTGGACGTGAGCATGTCAATGGCATTATCAAGCATTGTCTTGTTGAGCTCTACAGTAGCTTCATTGACTTTACTTGATAAGTCTAGCTGTTCACGCATTGCCTCGATAGCCTCATACTCCACAGTGTCATCAGCAGTCTTCTTCTCAAGCTTCAAGAGTTCTGCCTGATTCTTGATGCGCTCTCTGAGCACTGGATTCAATGACATCATGTGTTTCTCAGTAATTTGTTCAGCCGCATACAGCTTGGCGACTTGAAATACAGTCTCTTCTGTGGTCTGTGCAAATGCCTTCAATGCATTGTCGATGTCATTTGAAGCGGCGGCAACGGCGAGGCCAGTATCAATGAATGCTACTTCAGTTGCATTTGCGAATGACTGCACAGCGTAGCCCATGGTCGCTGTGATACCCTTGTAATAGTTTGGGTCAGACATAGCTTGTATGAAAGCATCTGCATCACCAAAGGGCTGTGCAAGAACAGCACCTATTTTCGCATTGCTCTTATCAACTTCAACAGGAATACGTGCAACACCTTTAAACAACTTTGTGAGTGTTTCTCTTGTTGATTCATCAACCAATCCTAGCATGATATTATACTCAGCACGTATCTTCTGCTGACTTGATGTCAAATTCTGATAGCTCGAAAAAAGAGCTTTTTTGATTGCACTAGCACGCTTTGCTTCCATAGTGCTGAAATCATATGATTGATATAATGTTACAAGCTTTTCATATTCTTCCTGTTGCTTTTGAAAGCTCTCTGCCAGTGCATTCGCTCGCTCAAGATTTGCTTGCTTCTGAATAACGTCCTCATAATCATTTGACAATTCACGCAATGAAGCCGATATGTCTAGAGCCGCTTGTCGAAGCCTCTGTTCATACAGTTTTCGTTCACTTGCAGTGAGCGCAATGGTCTTGTCATTCAACAAACTTGTCAAACGACTGTACTCATCCTGCCGCTCCTTCAAAGTGTTCATGGTGCGTGAGAAGTCATCAGCAATGCTATGCACACCACTGAGCCTCTTCACCCAAATGTTCACGGCACGTATGCCCTCAAACATCGATTGGATGACAGACCTGAATGCTGGAATGAGGTTGTTTCCGATAGAGATTGCCAAAGCTTCCCATGCAGACTTCAAGCGATACTGGTCGCCCTGAAGAGTGTCGTTCTGTATGTGCGCCGCAAGAACAGCCTTGTTTGTGTTGGTGACTTCTTTGGTATAGCGTTCAAGCTCCTCACGCGAAGACCGGATGATGACCTGCATCTGAGGCCCGATTACTTTGCCAAAAGCCTTCATAATCTGACCAGTTGACAATCCAGCATCGTTCAATGTGCCAAACACATCAACGAGAGAGTTCTGAGTTACATCGATATCCTCAAACGCAATACCCATTGCAGTGAGCTTCTTCACGGTCGCACTTGATTCATTGGACAGCTCTGCCATGGCATTGCGCATTGCACGACCAGCACGTGATGCTTGCATACCTGAATCGTACATGACGTTCAAGATACCAAGCACTTCCTCCAAGCTACGACCAGTTCCAGCCGCAACAGGGCCGACTTGGTACAACGAGGTCTTATACTTATCCATGGTTGCTTGCGAACTCGTGATACCTGCTGTCATGGCGTTCGCCACGCGCATAGACTCGGAGGCTTCCAAGCCAAACTGAGCGATTGTGACAGCAAGTACTTCCGATGTGCTCTGCAACGACTGACCAGTGGCCTGTGCCATGGCAAGCGTACCGTCAAGAGCCTGTATGGACTCGGTAGCCGAATATCCAGCGGAGGCCATGAAGTATAGTGCTTCGGCAGACTCACGAGCAGTGAAACGTGTCGTCTCACCAGCACGCCGAGCTGCCGCATCAAGAGCACGCAAGTCTTTTGATGTGCCCTGCGCCACTGATTGGGTATTGGCAAGCTGCTGTTCGTAATCAACCGTTGCGGTAGCCGCTTCACGCACCGCTCGCCCAATGGCACGCATCGCTGTCATGATGACCTTGTAGTACAACAAGGACTTCACGATGGTGAGCACCTTCACGCCAATGCTGTTCTTCATAGCGGCTTGCTTTTGCTGTTCTGCAAGGACTACCGCATCAGCAGTCTCTTTTGCAAGTGCCGCTTCTTCCTTCTCTTTGCGCTTCTTTGTCTCTGCAATCTTCTTGGAACGGTCAGCATACTTCTCCACTTTCAGCATCAAAGCTTCAATGACAGCAATCTTGTCCTCATAAGCCTTGCGTTCTTCAGGGTCTTTGGCAGACTTTGCGAGAGCTATGTACTGTGCACGAAGCTTCGGAAACATGGATGACAGCTTGAGAAGTGTCTTTCCCTGCCGTTTCAAAAGAGAATCAACATCCAATGACAATGTTTCAACAGCCTTAGACGCTTGCGCACTGCCCAACTTAAATGCAGTGTTCACTTTCATCCAGTCTGATTGTAGCTTGAATATATCTATACGTATAGAGCTATTGATTACACCAGCATCAGGCATTATTTTCTCCTTTTCTTACCACGTACCCACACACGACCATTTGCGCTCTTGTCGGTATCCTGCATTTCCTTGTACTTGGCAAGCTCAATCCACGCATATTTGTTGATGTCCTCATGTTGGAAGTCCGTGAACACACCGCTTATATGGTCTGATGGATTGTCATGGCCTTTCTCTGCCATAATTGCGGCCTCGAAGAGCATCTCCTTCGTGACCTTACGTATGTCCGTGTTATCCTTCTGCAACAAGAGAGCCGTGAGTGCGGCAGAAAAATCGTCTGGAAGAAGGAATCCAAGAGCATTCTCGTAAAAGTCTATCTCTTCCTCATATTTGTGAGCTTCCTCAACATCCTCAACGAGACGTATCTGCTCTCGTGCATGCTTGAGTGTCCCACGAAATCGTTGCATGGTAGCCGACACTTCAAGAATATCACACATCTCATTGAATGTAGGCTTCACAAGAGCAAGCGTGAACATCTTCTCCTGCATGTTCTTCAAGCTCTTTATCGCTTCAAAGTCAGGAGCTTTTGTATCGTCCTCTTCAGTATCAAGTTCCAGTGTCGTGAAGTCGCCACAGGCTCTAAGCTGAGTGGCGTTCAACATGCGTATAATGAAAACACCAAATTCCCCATTCCAAGGAAGAAGAATCGGCACTTCTGTATTCTCTTTTATAACCTGTAGTCCGTCCTTGCCATGTACGTCCATACCCTTTCCTTTTTAAAAAGGGGTGGCCTGTTCAATGACCACCCCTAGTGTTACGTTCGCTAGATTATACAATACCGAGAGTAGTCGCTTGTGCAATGGTCAGCTCTTTCTCAGTATAGCCAGGCTTACGCACGGTTCCTTCCATGTACTCAGAGGCCATGCATTCAAACTGGTAAGCCGCCCAACCCTTGACTTCGTGAGAAAGGTCGGTCTCGTGTCCAGTCATGCGTGGAATCTTGTACATCTTGTAGCCAGTCATGTCGCCACGGTGCTGAGAGCCCTTCCCGTATTTGGCAACGAAAATCTCAGCGGCACATAGCGGTGCGACCACGAGTTCCGATGTCGGGGGAGTGTACTCAGTAAGAGTGTCATCCCATAAGCCACCCATGAGCATCTGCTTCAGCTCGTACATCTCATCGGTGAGAGCGATTGAAGGATTCACGCCTTTCAGCACTCCGTCAATCAGCATCGAGTCGATGTTACCACTGCCGGACTCCTGCTCAATCTCTTCGCCGTCTTTCCAGTTCTTAGGCAAAGCGATAGCCGCAGAGTCATCATAGCACTCCACAAACTGAGTGCCCATTGCAGATGCATCGCCACTCGCACCAAAACCGAGGCCAATAGCAATATCGCCTTTCAGTTCAAGATACGTCTTGCCCGTCACAGCCACGGCGTTTTCAATCAGCAACCGACTCGTAGTAGAATCTACAGAAGCGATGAACTGAGCCGAAAAGCCTGCAATCAGATTCAGCGCCGTTGCAATCTCAAGCGGAGTCGCCGCAGTCGGGTCAGCACCGACAGCAGTAAGGTTGCACACAATGTCAGCGAATGCACCAACACCATCCCAACGATACGAAAGCACATCGGTAGCTCCGAGAGCTGATGCATCCACCGTACCTGTAAAACCAAGATGATTGTCTACAGCAGGGTACGTACCATCTGGATTCACACGCCGTATACGGAATCCTTCATTAGAAAAACCAGTTTTTCTGTCTTTTGTGAAACCCATTACAGTTCCTCCTTCACTTCATTCTCTACTGTAGACACTACAGTTGATTTCGTCTTCTTTGAGGCTTTCACCTCTTCTTCTTTTTCGACAATGGCAGGATAACCAGCAGTGAAGTGGACTTTGGAATCCGATTCACACACCAGCACGCTACCAAGATAATACTTGAATCTCATGCTCACCTCCATCTGCAAGGCATTGACACCAGCCTTTCTCGTGATATGTACCCATCATCCTCGCGATTAACACCAGACACATCGGATGTGACTTCCATTTGGACATATGAAACAGTCGTGCCATTCGTAACTGTCAGAACCTTTCTATCAAGTGCTGTAAATAGTTCAAACAGTACGAAATTGTCCAAGTCAATCTGATGATTTATTGGAAAGCACACCTTGACACCGAACTCAACAGTGCTGTTTCTATTCGAGCTACGGAATGCACCAAACTTCTCTATCTCATGCACTTCAATGTACGCCTCAGTGCCAGCACCCATGTTCTGGTTCAAGCCACCTTCAGGAAGCACACGTGCTATGGATGTGTTTGCTTTGATATAGTTTACAAGAGCTTTAAGCATTATCACCTCCATATAAAAGATATAGCTCGGTCAGAAAGTTGTTTGCATACTGGTTCATCATGATGTTCACGCTCGTGTCACCTTTCTTGCTGGTGACATACCCTTCCAACTGCTCCGCATACCGTGTGTTTGCACTGTGCGAGATGGTGAATCCAACGTTCTTTCCAACCTTCCATGCCTCTGTGTACCACCCACCTGCCGCATGACCAGTTCTGTTTTTCCAGAACGCACCCTTTGTCCATGGTCTCTTGGAACGCTGAATCGCATCAAAATCCCTATCAATTGCATCTGCAAATTCCTGTGCAATCCAGAATGCCTGTTCCTCACGTCCTTTGTATATCTTCTGAATATTAGCAAGCACCTTCAGAACATCAGTCGATGTTACTCTTGTCACACCACGAATCAAGGCCATATGCTACCTCGCTGGAAGAAGGTCATCATCTTCTTTCATGACAGGTTGTCTTATGTTTTCCATTGACACACCTGTGTCAGACAGACCAAGGTTCGTGGCAAGCTCGATAAGCATACGGTATGCGGTCTTCCGTGATATGGCCATCAACAACTGGCCTTCATCAATCTCAGCACCGACCAACGATATGAATATGCTGTCCATTATGCCTCTCCTATCACAAATGCATCACTACCATCAAACAGCACGCCAGCATCTCCAATTACCGCAAGGTCTGAAGATACATCGATTGTCTCTGTCACATCCTGAAGCCTAGCCATCTTGCTTATCACACCACCCATCATCACATTCGTATTGATGGACAGTATCTTATATCTTCTCTGATTCGCATCAAAGACCATGTTCTCTTTCAGCCATGTATTGTCATATGGTATCATGAGAATACTTTGGTTTGCAATTCCAAATGGAGACTCTGTTCCAGCGACCTTCAAGACTGGTGTCTGCTCAGGTGCTATCATGAACGGATAGGATTCCACGTAGTATAAAGCTTTGGACAAATCTGGTATAAGAACACCAAATCCATTGTCTTTTGTCTCACGATAATTCAATCTTATCGTGACAGGATTACTCAGAATCCTACCCATCTCAACTTCACGCAGTTGTTCAATCATAATCGAAGCCAACATACTGTCTATCATTAGCTCCTCCAACAATACGAGTCCTGCGTGTTCTCGCAATAATCGAGCCATTCGTCTCACTGTCACGAGCCACCATTTCATAATGCTTGGCACGCTCTCTGCAATAGTCAGTTATTTTGTTCAAATCTTGAAAGACCGTGGATGATGCACCAGTATCATATGACTTTATGCCACCAGATGCTATGCGTGGCGGAAGTTCACCCCATAATGCGGAAGCGGCACGCTCCACGCTACCGTAGGTGGTAATATACTCGTCAAGGATGGTTTCATACTCGTACGTTTGATAGTACGGATACATGTACCATTTCAGCTTCTCAAGATTTGTCATCTTTCACCTCAAAGGTGACTACAGGAGTGGCAAGCTCCTGTAGTCGGGTATGAACAAGGAGGGCTACCAAGTTGGGAGGGTGATTTCCTGAATGAAATTGGCGATACCAATCGCATTGTAAATCGCTTCACAGTAGTACCAAGACCGTTCCTCTCTTGCAAGAGTCAACACGTCTGGTTTTGCATCGGCTTCCATGGTCAGTTCACGTTTGGTGGCGATGGTCATGTATCTGTTCGGTTTGATCAAATACACTTTACCAGCGGTGACACCAGTGAACGTGCGGGTTCTGTTGCCGAACTGGATGTATTCGGTATCATACGCAACCATTTTGGAAATCTGAGGAATCTGACCATAGACACGCTCGTTGGTGGACGGGAGACCAGACATCACCTGTTGGATGTGGTTCAGGTCGTAGGTCGAGCCAAGCAACACGAGTCCAGAAGTCGGAATCTTTTCATTTGTGAACGGGTCAACACGATTTCCAAGGTCATCGATACCATCAACAATGGTATTGTACAGGAGCTCCTGACGTTTTGCCGCTGCATCAACGTAAGCCGCAGTCTGCTGTGTGCCGGAGTAGCTGTAATCAAGAATCGGCTTGATTGCATCCTCGTCACGTTGCAGCGCGTACGCCATGGCAACACCATCGTTCATCTTAGCCATGTCGAGAGTGATATCAAAAAGCTGACCAAGCAACGTGAACACAAAGCCAGTGGCCTTGATATAGAACGTCATGGTGTCTTTCTGACCAAGCAGTTTCTCACCGAGAGGAACCGACTGCCCTTCGCCATTGTTGTCAAGGAACTCAAAGGCATACGGGAACATTTCTTGCAGGGTCATGATACGAGTGGCGTTCGGCATGGACACCATCTGGTAGATTTCCTGACGGATGGTCTGATGCAGTGTCTTCTTCATGGTAAGGTCAATCCGCATCGCATCCCAGAACTGTTGCCAGTTGACAGGAAGCGAGTTTGAAGAGAACTTACCGGATGTGATAAGCTGACGGACGGACTGATTCTCAACAAACGGAACGTCAAAACCAGAGCTGTAGTTGCCACTGATGTTGATGGTGTTCGTGGAAGAGATATCCTTCACGTTCGAGTCCAATGCTCTGAACATTGCTGGATTCATGGCATTGGAGGCTTTCCCAAATACTGTGTTGGCGACACGAGCCGCCTTGTCCGGTTCAACGGACACCTTCAGCCCTGATGCGAAACGAGTCTGAAGGTCGTTCGCAAGGGTGTCTCTAGTGATAATATTCATGGTCATTCTCCTTATGCCTTGATATAGGTCAGATACATACGGCCACGGTCAGCCGCACCATTAGCGATGATTGTCAGCCCATTTGCAGTCAGCACACCATCAGTAAGCAGAGCCGCACGAGCAAGCACATCAACAGTCGTACACGCAAGAGCCGCAGTGATGTCAGCTCCGCCAGTGTGCTTCAGCTTCAGTGTTCCAGCACCATTCGAAGTGTCACAAATCACATGAGCGTCCACAATCTTGTCACCAACGGCAAGACCAGTGGTCGCATTGGTGAATGCAAGTCCAGCACCAGAAGCATCAGCACCAACAGCAAGCTCGACCATCAGGAAATGCTTCTCTTTGATTGCCTCTACATCGGTTCCGACTTCAAGAAGTGCGGTCTTCAAAGTCACAGCAGAGATTCCACTTCCTACGGTAGGAGTGAACGTAGCTTCCTGTGCCTCGTCCTCAATCATCTGCAACACAGAGCCAGTCTCAGTTACAGCATCATTGAGCAGGTCGATTGCATCGGTGATGTCAGAGATGATTCCATCGATGTCACGAATCAGCCCCAAGTCAGCAGTCTGCACGAACGGTCTGAAAGTCACCCATGAATTGTCAGCGGCGAACGCCACACAGATACCGACAGGCTTCGCTGGATTGATCAGAGTATTCTGATTGACCAGAAGAGCTTCGCTTCCATTGACCTGAGGAATGACGTACACAGTGCCACCAACAGCGAAATCGCCACTGAGCAGTGCACCGGTTCCGACCTGTTCGGTACGGATTGTGCGGTTGTGGTTGATGTTGATGTACCCAGTAAGCCCAGCGGCAATGCTGACAGGCTCACACACTTCACCAAAATATCCGCTAAGATACACCAGTTCATTGTGAAGCAGTGCTCTAGTGGTATTGTTGGTTACTTCCTGCAAGACATCCTGCAAGGTTTCTTCGTGAAAATTGTAGTTCTCTTCGTAAGCTATCATAGCCATAATTAAGCCTCCACAGCACCAGTGTTCTTAGTACCAGCCGCACTCTCATCACCACTCGGCACATAGCCAACTCGTGAGGCGAGGTCGGTCTGGATGTTCTTGATGACTCCAAGACCTTTGAGTCTTGCAATCTCTTCCGTAATCTCTTTTTCTCCACCAGCTTTTACACTGAACAAAGACTCTGCAACTTCATGCACAATACTGTCAGTGAAAGCTTCTTTGAGCTTTGCCGACTTGATTGTGGTGAAATTGGCTTCACGTTCCGTCACGATACCAGACACAAACACGCTGATATCTCCAACTTTGTCTTCAGCGGCCTTAAGACGTGCAACAGCAGTCTTGACCTCTTCCGTGACGACTTCAAGTCCAAGCTCTTTGAGCAGAGTGGGCATGTCTCCCTCGCCACTTTTCAAAGCTGTCTTGATAATCTCAACAGTTTCTTTGAATCCCATGGTTTCTTCTCCTTTGTCATGATTCCCACCACCGTCTGTGGCGTTGGGTTCTACACCCACAAATCTATCGTTACTGTCATAGTAACCGAGTCTAAAATTAGCACTTACAATCTTTGCATCGGATGCATGCATGTCGTGCTCCACAAGCGCATTGGTCTGATTCTTCACGGACTCGACCGCATACTGCTTGTACTTTCCGTCCTCAACGAACTCTATTCGGCGTTTCTGAATGTCACCAGTAGAAGTGGACAACATACCAGCCGCAATCTCACGTTTAGTCTGCTCTACAAACTCTTTGTCAGTCTCGTTTTTCTTTACAAGAAGACGGTTACGCAACAGCAACCTACCGTTCTCCATTTTTCCACCGATGATGTATCCACCAGCAATAGCACGAGTCGCCCAATGCTGTGCAGCATCCTCATGTCCTTTTGTGTACAGAAGGCCAGGACGTGTATTCACAGCATTCGCAAACGAGCGTGCCCAATCCTCCGTAAGTATGATATTTCCAGACCAATCATCAGTCGGGTGCTCTTCGCCAAGCAGAACCTCGTTCACGAACTCAATTGCTTCCATGTCCTTGAACAAAGTCTCGACAGCAGTAGGATTGCCAATTGGAATTGACTCTGCCTCAACACCTGCACCGCCAATCACACGAGTGCTGAATCGTGCATTATACAACTCATTCTTGACTTTATTTGGCATCATCTTCCTCGCTTTTATCCTTGTTCGGCACGGTGTTGTCATAATCACCGTCTGCCACGCGCTGATTCATCTTGTTGTCCTGTTCTGCAATCTTATCAGGATTACGTTCTTTCATGAGCTTTGCGGTCTCTTCAACGTCCTTCGCATATTCCTTGTAGTCCTGCTGAACCTGCAAAATACCAAGCTGTTTCAACGTATTGTGTATCGCTTTGTCACCCATCATGTTCGCTGACTTCATCTTGACCAATGATGTAGACATGACGTTCACCGTGTCAGCTTTCTCTTTCTCTGATGAGAAGTCAGGAGTAGGCCAAACCATATTGAAGTCATCAAAATCGTACTCTTCAAATGAAGCAACACCCTTGACTTGGAGTGCTACGTTAATTACCTTTCTCCAACTCGCCTCGTACTGAAGCTGTTTCTTCTCAATCTTCTTTATATAAGCAGGACGTTGCTCACGAACTGAAGCAAGAGAAGTGCCCATGTTCGCACCAAAGATGATTTCCGGTGTTTGCGCACCTTCCACGATGTTTGTGAATGATTTTTCAGATAGAGAATTGAACTCTCCGGTAGTCCGACTAGCTTCGACATATTGAACATCTTCGTCACCCTCGCCATCAATGCCTGAGGACTCACAAATGTACAAATCCCTATCGTCCAGTGACAATTTAGCTTGCCCTGCCAATAGAAGCTCATACATTCCGACACCATAGTTGCGCTCGACCCATTTTCGTACGTTGCTGGTCGTAACTTTCATCTTGGGATGTCCATCGCGCTTCTGTGAACGTACAGCTTCCACAGAAATATCATTGTATAGCTTCAACTGTGGCTCGATGTTCTCTATTTCACTATGTCCACGTGATTCCCAAGGCTCGGCGTCATTCACAAATGCTACAATAGGTATGAATCCGAACACGTTCCTGACTACGTTGTCCTTCACGTTCAATCTACCATCATCGGCAACTATGGTCTGCTTCATCTGTTTTGCATCAATGACTGTGGTGATTGTGATGTTTTTGGTAATGTCGGACGTGTCCTTATAGGTGAACCTATCTTCTAGTATATAAGCATTTACTTCTTTTGTCAATGGGTCAATGCAGATGGTTTTCACAATCTCGGGTCGCAAAACGACTAGTTTTAGCTCCCCATTCGGTTGCACTTGAGGCCAGACGTACGCCGTGCCCTCTCTTTCCGCTATCCGATGCACGGATTGCCACGGAAGAGTGTTCTTGAATCCATCAATTGCTTGCATTGTCTTCGCATTGGTGGAGCGCAACGTGGGAACACCGATGAACGACACGTTCGAGTCGATTATCGGCTTCACCAATTGTCCAGCCAAAGCGTACTGATTCAGTGTGTTTCGGTACAATCCACGCACAAGAGCATGGTCAATGACAGCGGGATTCGCCGTGTCAAGCACGGGAGTACTGCCATTTTGACGGGTATTCATGACAAAAGCACGTGGACGAGCAGACCAATCGAACAATTCATCGTTCAATCTATCGCTGAGTATTGACCTTAGCCATGCTTTCGCCTTGCTCTTTATGCCCATTGTATAATTCCTCGTTTAAGAACGTTTTTCGTTGCAATCTTCGCCGTTTTCTCTATTTTAGCACACACAACAGGGTCTTTCTCCCATGAAATCGACTCAAAAGCCGCTTTCACGTTTCTCTTATGCTCCACAGGAAGGTTGTCTGAGCCATGCACGTTCACATATTCACGCAATTTCGCATGATAATCGGCCTGTGCCTGCATCTCGCCTTCCAATCTCACCAATTCCTGCTTGTACACTCGCTCTTTCAGCGCTCGGCGTTCCTTCTTTCTCACGTCATACCCCCATGTTCTTCGTTGCCTTGCTATCACTGATGTCATCTTTCATCATCTTTGCCAAAACCATGAAAGCTCCCGATGCGGCATCAGCTTGGTCATCATGTGTTGTTTGTGAACCATCGGTCACAGACGCCAGCTCATCAACAAATGTTCTATTCCACGGTGCTCTGACCAAATACACGTTGCCAGCCTTCACCTGTGATGCAAACGGCCTCCAATAAGACAACTTTGACGTCCTTTTCTGACGTTGGTGCAGGTCATACCCCATTAGATTCCTGATGTAATAAGCAACTTCAGCCTTGCCAGCTTGCCCAGGGTCACGTTCGAGCCAGATAGGAACTTCACGTGTGTCCTGCTCCGCAGTGTCCTTCACAAGCATTTCCACATCATGTGGCTCCAATCTCGCATGCCGCATGTCATATATGTACAAATTATCATCAGGACTCAGCATCATGTAGCAACCAGCAGTCCAGTCAGGGTCAGGATTCTTGTCACTCGGCAATGTTCCAGCCCTATCCCAATAACGCACAATGCCCTTCATCTTGTCAATGCGGGGCATGTCATCACGGTCTATGTATTTCCAGTAGCCAGTCTTGAACATCTCGCCAGCTTGCGGTCGTGCAAACCAGTTTCCTTTCAGCAATCTCAGCCGTTCATATTCAAACATCGAATTCAAGTTGCCCTTGTAGCCTTTGTCAAGCTCCATCAGAGCAGGATTGTCCTCCAGCGTTGAACGAATGAACGTAAAGCTCTTAGGACTTGCATCACCTGAGTCTATCTCCTTATGATACAGCGCATAGCACTCGTCATACGAATTAAACCAAATAAGCTCGCCGTTCTGTCTTATGAACCAACGCACGACACCGGAACGTTCAGGAATCGGATAGCCTTCCTCGTCAATCCACCATGCCAACAACTTCACCAAGAACGAATCAGGGTCGGGGTTGCACGTGGCACGCATGTAAGACCGCACGCCGCACGTTGAACGGTTCCTCGACAGCATGTAAAAGAACTGTGCCTCCGTGAAGTGTTGCAATTCATCAAAGCCAACCAATGTGAGCTGTGCACCATCCCACGCTTTCACGCTCTTGTCGTGTTGTAGGTGCGCAAACGCAATCTTCGAGCCAGCAGGAAATGTCCAGAAGTGCCGTGGCGTAGTCCTCGGTTCTCCACCAAAGGCTGGATACAAGATGTGCGCCGTGTCCCACAGTCCACCACCAGAGGTTATCTGTGTGGCTTCCCGTCTGAATATCGCGCACTCATATCCACGCACCCCGACATACCTCAATGATTCCATGAGCAGGCTGTATGATTTCCCACCTCCAGCAGCACCTCCGAATATAGCTATGTCTGCATTAGTAGCCAAGAACTGCTCTTGTGGCCCAGGGTTCGGCTTTATACTCTTCACCTTTGCCATGCTCTGCTCTACATCTGCTATCCTCTGCGGCATACGTCACGCTCCATCCTCAGCATGGTGCGCCTTAGCGTCCCACGAACTCCTTCCACACCATGGTGGATGAATCTTCATTCTACCAACTTCCAAGCCAGCCTACAAAACGGGCAACGCCCGCACTTCCTCGTGTACAATTATCAAAACGGTGATGCACCCACCACTGCTACGTTTACTTCGCTGTACGTCCGTTATCGGGCAGATAGAGATGCAGGTTGACAGTGTGTTCGTCCTCATCCTTCTTCTGTGCACTGAACTTATCTCGATGCCAAATCTCTCCCAACTTCACAGCCGCTTGAAGCCTGACATTCTCGTTCTTTCCGTGATACATCAACTCTTGCAGTGTCTCAGTGAAGGATGCACAGAACTCAGCTTCGATTCGAGTTATCGTTGCCCAAAACAAACCGTCTGATTCAATTATCACACGCTCCGATTTGTCATTGATGCCGACAATCCGAAGGGACATCTCATAATCGTGTGTCCTCTGGTACGTGTTGATTATGATTTGTCGGGTCTCGGCTAGGTCTCGCATGGGTATTCCACCTCATCTACAGTGTACGACACAAGCATGTATAAGTCAATACCGATTCTGACACAGATGCGAAATATGTACGTGATAACGGCTATCTTTTGTGGTGACAATCATCAAAAGCTGGCATGACCTTTCCTCAACATGCCAAATCAATGATTGGAGCTTTAACTCAGGCTCGGTGGTGTAGTTATACATCCAAACTACAGTCTTTACAAAGCATTGATGAAGATAATGAGCGTTGGGTGCTGTTCAATCAATGTTTGGATAAGGTCAGCAAATGGCGTGCGACACCCATTGTGTTATGATAAGGTCAGCAAATGGCGTGCGCCACCCGACAGCTATAAGTGGTATACGCTATACTATATTATATAAAAAATAAAAAATAATTGACGCACGGCAACGAGGCCCTGCGCCTGTGTTCACGTTTGTCAAGGTCGTTTTATAAAAATATTTGAAATATTTCAATAATTACTATTGACATCTGAAGTGAGATAGAGTATACTATATTCAGATAGAGGAGGCGATAGCCATGGGTTAGACAATACCAGACGACAGGCGGTGACGGATGCAGGCAAAACATCCAAGGCCGTGCGACACACACCGTTACAGACAACACGCAAACCAAGGCTGTTGGACTGAATTGAAAGGGTTTCCCCGAAACCGGAAATACACCGCATGTGACAGGCGCAAGTAATAGGGTGGGGCAATCGACAAACGAACAGTAACAAATGCTATAAGCATACGTTACAATCCTAGAATACAGGATTTATTCACCTAACAACAGTGAATATGCATAGTTAGAAACACAACACATAATGGCGTGTTGTGTGGATTGCGCCAATAAAGTAGCATTTGAAAACTTCTCAAGAGCTATAGACAAACTTATTATGAATATGCTTATTGATATAGCTTTTGATAGTGCTGAAAAGCAAGAGCCCGAAGTTATTGATTTAAACGAAGAATTTGAAAAGTCTGGTATAGGAATTGATTGGTAGGTAGGTAGGTTATCACTGTTGCGCAGTCTGCACAACATGCCATAGGCATGTAAAGAGAGGACAAATATGGATAATGTGAGGATATGCAAAGTAAAGCGCAATCCAGCATTGAACGAATATAGGGTAACGGTGTATGTTAATGGGAAGCTGGACGAAAGCGCAACGTACTACACGGATTCCAAAGAAGACGCTATCGGCACAAGACAGGCTATTATTGACCACTACAAAGGTCAACCAAATACTATCGTAACATACTAAAAGAGAGGTACTACAATGCTTAAGAATGTAACGGACTATCAGCAGGACAACATTGTTGTCGGAAAAGTAAAGGTATGGACGGATACCACAGAAACAGATTGCTACAGTAAGTTCAATTTGGGCAACGCTATCCTAGAATTGCGTGAAATGTTCCCTAGAATGACTAACATTCCAACCAATTCATGGACTACCTTTGGCGAACAAGTGTACAGTAATGGCATATCCGTAACGTGCACGGACAACGGATTAATGGCATCGTCACGCTGTCACGCACTCTTTGCTATTCCATCAATACCATGGGAATGCATCAAATCAATCGAGTTTGACACCTATTTGCATCATGAAAAGTTCGTTGGAATCTGGATATACACTACTTGGATGGACGAACCAATCAGACTCGTAATGTAGCACAATAAAGCACGCAACAGTAAACATGCTGTAATCCATGCTCATTACATGGCGTGCTTAGAATTCCATCTGATGGAATAATCACTAACAGAGAGGTACTATTATGACAAGAGAAGAATTCTGTACCATCAGCAGTATGCAGACAATGACTAACAAACGCCACAACACGCACGCCACAACACGGATTAACAGCTTGACAGCGTTGCGTTCGTACAATTCCTTGTGCGTAGTAATTGATAGCAAATTGCGCACGGTAACGCTATTTCCACACTACGACTATTCAAACACTACTAAACGTCATGTGTACAACTTTATGCAGGAATACGGCTTTACTAGTTGGTGTGGACGTACACTAGAGAAAGACAAACTTATCAAATCTGGTACTATTCAGCATACTAATGGACTCGTGTACACTATTGTACTGGATTCAAACCGCTACTATTTATAAAGAGAGGCAAGCAAATGACAAAGAAACAAGTACAGAGTGCGGTCAAATCACTGATTGAACAGAACGTGTTAAAAGAGTTCATCACAAAATATCAGAGTACTGGACTGTATCAACAGTATCATATCATGCAAAATGATAGTGCTACTCTCGTAGTCTATTCCAACATGATAGAGATACGCACGGATAACGCCAGTATTCAAGCAATGTTCCGTCACCTTTGGTCATTGAAGTATCACTACTTGACACCTACTATTGGCACGCTACACGCTGAATATCGCTACACTGGAAAGAATCATGACACGTTCACTATCAGCACTATCAACATCGAACACAAGGCAGGTTTATAATGACACAATCACAATTCAACACTATCCTAAGCAACGCTAAGGCATTGCGTGCACGCTATCCGTACATGCACGTGCAACACACGACACCGTCACACGAATACAATGGAAAGACGGTGTACGACAATGTAATCACTATCACCATGTATGACACTGTGCTGTGCACCGTAACGTGGTCGTCACATGGCAACAACGCAATCACTATCACCAATGGCGGGTGGTGCTCGCCAACCACTATCAAGCGATTGAATGACATCGTTGACGTGCTTGAACCTATCCACCAGATGGAACGATTCACACGTAGCAACAACATTCTCTATCATGGCACGACACCACTAGTTTGTGACCTACCAACAAACTATCACAGCGGTTTAGGATTCGGATATGGCGCACTCTCACAATGCCTTGGAAAGGACTACTCTTTTGAAATGGAGGTTGATTGGAATGAGTAATGACAGCACACTACACACGATTGCAGAGCACTTTCTTGTAAACGAAGCCGAGTACAAACACGGCAAGGTGTACAAACGATTCCCATACGTTGTAAGCGATGGCGAACCCAAGGGGTTCACCTATACACGCCACACGTTTACCGACACACGCCATGTGTCAATCAAAGTCAAAAGACGTGACGGAACGGTTGACAATTATCAAGCCGACAAGTACAGTGTGCTCATTGACGACTCATTGCTCATAGTGCATATCATCGGGAGACTATCACTTAACGTGATGATGGACTATGACAGGTGTCAAGTGTCGCTCACCACCCGACAATTAATACTAGGTGATGGAACTGTTTCTGTGACAATATCCTAGTAGTAATGGCGTGTGGCACACAGTGCACGCCACCAGACAACTATCAAATGGCGTGTGATGCACGACACACAGCCTACTAAGCATGACAAACATCATGTGATGCAGGATACACAATGCACAACGCACGCCACGTTCATTTCTATAAGGGAGGGGTTTGGCTATTTTTCTTTAATACAAGCATATAGAAAGTGAAGTTAAACTGCACAAATATTCAAGCGTTTGGTATTGTAAAGAAACTAGTAGAGTGGTACTTGAGAACACGGTATTTAAATGAAATGTACAACTGTTCGATGGGAATAAAGTTGACGAGGTAAATGTATATGGCGACAAGAGATACACGCCGTGTGACAAGTGCACCAAATGTGACATGGGGGGTCATTTTTCAAGTCTTATAAGTAAAGCGTACCTAAATTTTGAACCCCTGTCACAGTTGTCACATCTGTCACACGCTCGCAACTCATTGCACTATATAGACTTACGAGACCAAAAGTGTGACACGGTGTGACTTTTGTGTCCTTTCAGTATATCACCAATTAGTTAACACATGCCAAGTTAAAATCAATGATTTAAATCTATATATTGACTACATTTACATCAATGATTGGATAAGGTCTTTTCAAGCTTTTCCGAGCCCTATATAGGGAGTGTCACGTTCAAAATGCCAGCCTATTTTGACAACGTGGCGTGCGGTGTGCATCGTTCACTCATCGTGAATAGAAAAAAGAATCTTATTGCACACAAATCAGAATTTACACTACTGTGTGGCGTGCACCACACATCCTGCAACGCACATCCTGCACACTATGCAGTGCATCACGTTCCAAGCATTGCATGCACCAGTTAGATAATTGTACAGCACGTTCCGATGGTTGTCTATTCCTGACACATTCCAGCATTCTGTCAAGAATAGACGTACAGCATCTGCACCCTGTGTCCAGCATATAAAATAATTGAAATTCAGTATTGACAATATGGTACATAGGTGCTAGTATATAATTGTAATCAGAGAAAAAAGTGGTCGTTGACCGCTTCAAAGAATATGGTATTGAACAAGGAAGAAAAACAAATGGCAGAAGTAGAATTGACACTGACTGAAAAAGAGGCTTTGGCTCAGGCGAAGAAAGAAGAGAGAGCGATTGAATGGGCTCGTATGAAGAGCAACATACGTGCAAACTGGACTTCGGTGAAATCTCTGATTGTCAACTCGTTTGACGAGCAGTTAATCAAGGATTTCGAGAAGATGATTGGTGAAGAGCGCGTGGCGCACGAGAGGGCACCCAAGGCTCAGCGTGTGACGTTGAGACAGCAGTTCCTTGCCATGTTCAGTGGTGTCGGGTCTGTGGTCAAGGGCATGGACGTGTACCTTGAGTACGGAATCGGAAAAGACCGCATCGGTCTGTTGGTCACTGAGTGCATCAAAAAGGCGAAGCCTGAAGAGAGGGCTTGGATTGTGGCGGTGCCCAATGCAGACAAGCCTCACTTGACCGATTACCAGTTGGTTGCGACTGGTGCGAATGCACCCGAAGGCTGGACTGGATATTTGCCAAAAGAGACCGATACACCCGATGAAGGTGGCGAGGTTGCGGTGGAAGTCGAGGAAGACGGAAAGTATTGATTGAGCACGGTGGTCTAAGAGCCACACATAAGAGGGCGCATTTCTACTGGTGAGGTGCGCCTCTCTTATCGCTTGCACACGATTCATATGGTGCTAGTCTTGTCAACACAGGCTATTTGCAGTGTATGGATTGCGTGGAATCGGTTTCGATGAGATTGATAATTGTCGTGCATTTTGATGGTGCACGGCGAAGTTCGTAGGAGGACATGGGCATGAAATACGTACGGAAGACTGTGGACAGGTATGACGTGATGTTGGATTATGGTGCTGGATTTGAATGTGTGTGCACTGAGGAGACGATGAAAGAGGCAAGAGCACGGCGTGGGGAGTACGCTGAGAATGATTGGGACTACAAAGCCATGAAGATTGTGAAGCGTAGGGTGAAGAAATAGTAAGTACGAGTTTGATAATTGTACACACAAAAAAAAAAGGAGAAAAAGCATGGCAACTAAAATGCGCTTCACTGTTGAGCAGTACGCAAAGGATTCACACGCCAGACTTAGAAAGGAAGAAAATGAGCTGGTGAAGGAATTGCGTGAGCATGACACATGGCAACGTGACTGTGACAAGAAAATCGTGAAATTTGGAATAGTTCCTGATTTTGGAGTAGTGAGAGTGAAGAATAAAAGTGGTGAAGTTTGTGAATACCATGTACATAGCGACTACTGTATACCGTATGCCCCTAAGAAAAGAGCACCGAAAAGGAGCCCAAATGAAAATACATGATTTTGGTGTCTTTGTATTGATACTGTGCATGTTCATTGTCGTGGTGATGGCACTTGGTGTAGTTGTAGCATATGTGTTACCCGATGCAATAGAAGTGATCACGAACATAGTATCATGCAACGTACAATCTTCCTCGGAGTATTCCGGTGGATATGTCGCAAGCGCATGTCTTTGGTACATGTAGCCAACTGTTTCAAAACCAATAATAACCACATGCCAGTGGAACATGATTAGGCCACATCATCAATTAAATTGAATGCACTAAATTGTAGTAATGTACAAGCGTGGTGAACGGCGCTGAATTGGAGTCATACGTTGTATACTCCGATTGTAGGTTCAAAGCCTACCGTTTGTAATTGTATCACGTATCAAATAAGGAGCATACTATGAAGAGAAAGTTTCACAAGGTCGGAGAAGTGTTCACATACTATAACAAATTTGAGAAAAAGAGCGTGAGATTGTTGGTGGCTGATAGCTGTGACAGACCTGCAAAGTTTAAGAACGGAATACAATCATGCAACCTATGCTATTTCATGAGTAGCATTGTTGATTGTAATACGGATATAGCGCCAAGTATCCACGAATCATGCAGTCACCGAAACAGACCAGATAAAGATGAAGTCATGTTCATAGAAGTCTTGGAGTGCGCCGTGCGCTATGACTTGGATGGAAAAGTAATCTTAGTGTTCCGTGAAGGCGATGAGTACACGCTATGGGACGGAGCGCACGAGGTGTGCAGTAAGTCATACTATCAGGACTGCACGAAGCCTGTAGGTGATGGCCTGTACGAGTTCTCAGACCAAGATGTGGAGCGTGTGATGAAGATGTATGAGGATGCATATCACTGCAACCTGCACGCTGTGAAGAGACTGCTGAAGCGCAAGGTGGAATCCAAATGAAGAGACTTAGTGCAGATGAGTTTACAATGCGAAAGAAGATAAATTCAATGGATAAGGCTCACCGTAAAAATGATAAAGTAGGGAAGTGCACGTACATAAACTTTCGTGAGCCTGAAACTGATTTAGACTATGCAAGCGTAGCAATCTTGATGTCTGTGCTGAGCTTAAAACATAAAAAGGGAGCATTCAAATGAAAGATGCGCTACGAACAAGAAAGCAGATGCATGCAACGGTGGTGTACCAGTTGCATAAGTTTGATGATTGGAAGAAATTGTCATACGGCGTTCGGCGTGCATTCATCGCAAACATCATGGATGCATGTGACGTGGAGCTTGCACTGAGAGTCAAGAAGATTGTGGAGTGTCACAAGAGCCGATTGGACATGTACCTGTTGTTGCATGCATTCTTATGGACAACAAGCAACGAGGGCTGTGCATATTGGAGAAACGTGTTCAATGAGATTGCAGTGCATGGCAATGGTGTCATGCTGTGAAGAGATAGTTCATAGTGGACGTGGTGTAACTGGCAACATACTGGCCAGCGGAGAGTGCTGTTACACTCGGAAGCAACAGAGATGTAGGTTCAAGTCCTACCGTCCACATAAAGTCTGCTCGTATGAGTGACTTATCACATCGATTATCCGTGGTCTCATGGTTCGGGGTGTGGTGCATCGTACAGGGTGTGCCACACCAATTATGACACAAGGAGGACAAATGATTACTAAATTTGAAGAAGGAAAATGGTATAGGTATCAAGGCGTGATTCAGCCAAATTGGAATCATAAAAGCATGACGTTCATGATGGATGGCAAGCCACATAAATGCACAAAGACAACGCTTAACTTCAGTATGCATTGTGCTGTGTTTGAAGATGACCCTCAGCAATATGATTGGAATTGGGGAAATCTTGACGACTTTTATGAAGTCGATTCAGCATGCTTGTTCAAGCGTGGTGACAGGGTGCTGGTGCGTGACCATGATTATGACAAATGGGTTGAGCGTACATTTCTGGAATATCAGGAAGATGGAGTCTCCTGTGTCGGCAACCTTGCTGAGGAAAATTTCAACAAGGGTGAACGTGTCAGTGGAATTTGGTGGAAATACGTGAAGCCACTGACCGATGCAATTGCTACATCAAAGTGTCCTTTCAATCGTGGTGAACGGATTTTGGTATGGGATGCCAATGGCAACAATAAGAAAGAGCGTGTATTCATGGGCTATATTGAAGGTGCAAGAGCACCATATGTCTGTGTTGCAGGCAATTTTGAGAAAGAGTATTTTAACGGAAAGCCTTTTGAATTAGTAGACTATGTGAACGCAGAGCCTATGCCACCACGTGAAACAGTAACACTGCACGTTGAATGTGGCACTCTCGGTGCGCGTCTTGTGACGTCTGACAATAAGATTGTGAATTATGGGAATGGAACAATATGCGTCCCGCACAATCAGGATGGCAGTGCTCTGTTTGATCATGTAACTCTGGATTTACCTGTCGAGATTGTTCCATTGAATAAGGAAACACGCAATGCCTAACATACAGCTTGCAGACGGAACGTGGCTCGGAAGACCTTCCAATGAATGCTATCCGTTCGCAAGGTTCAGGGACAAATCAACAGGTGAGCTTATAAATGGCAGGTGCATCCTACAGGAACGCGAAGGTGGATATCTTGATTTGATTGGATACCTGAAGATTGGCAGGACGTTCAAGGAATGCAAGCAGTACATGTGCTGTGAAGTTGAAGAATACAGGGAGGGCAAAGTGAAAATCAACGTGATTGACGAGGACACAGGAGTGCACGACATGGATAAATTGTATGCGCACCAGCAGTTTGCACCTGACGAGTTTGTGAGATACGCTGGAACGGTTTGGCGTGTGGCGTGCATCAATGGTGGATATGCACACATTGTTCATGATAGGGTGAGCAAGCGTGTGCACTTGAGTTTGTTGGAGAAGATTGGATGCGAGGTCAATGACGACCCGTATCCTCACGAATAGGAGATTTGTATGGGAATAGATATTTATGTGCACACCGAGTTATTCATGAACGGAAGATGGGAACATGGCACAAATTACTTTGATACTGAGCGTTGGGGACTTTTCTATGACCAACTGCAACTTCTGTCAAAAACAAAGCCTGTTGACTTGAATCCAGCGACACAGTATGCTTTGGAAGAAGATGAAGGCAAGGATATTGGGTGCATTGGTCGTGAAGAGTGTGAGCAACTTCGTGTGTGGCTTGTGGAGCGCAAGAGGATTGCTGAAAAACTCGTCAAGAGCACGATGTTCAGACCTCTGTACAGCAGATTTGTGCAGGATGTATTGCACAAGGACATATTCAATCTTCCGCGTACAATAGAAGATTGTCGTATAGTATTCTGGTTTACATGGTAAGGAGACCAACATGAAAATCGACAAGAGCAAGGTGATTTGGGATGCGACTTCACAGGAAGTTAGGAGTTTGATTGGAAAGAGTGTGATTGGATTCATCAAGTATGATGGAAGTGATGCAAAAGTAGGAATATTAGACGGAATAGACCCTCACAAAAACGTGCTCTATCACTTTCTGGTCATGAATGGCATGACAAAGAGGCGTGTGCGATTCATCGCACCATACGTGGAGACACAGCTTGAGCTCAAGGAAGCGACACCGCATTGTGATGTGCAGAATGATAGCACATGGACTCCGAAGTTTGGTGAGCTCATACTTGTTCATTACATGACAAAAACGTTTATACGTGTGTTCATCAGGAAAGAGTCCGGTGGAGTTGTGATTGTAAAACCGGAGAGCATGAAGGACTTCATGGATGGAAAGCCAGCTTATGGTGTCATGGTATGGTATGGTATTAAGATAGAGCCTATCAATGGAACTATTATCGCACCAGCACAAACAAAGACAAAACAGCGTGTGCCATTTGACTATGAGACCTTCAAGCCACACCGTGAGAGGTGGATACATAGAACAAATAGTGTGTCGTACAAAATAATATCTCTTCACAAGATTTGTGTGGAGATAGTAAGCTTGACCTACACTGGTGATAAGTGTATTTCATGGAAAGAGCTCGCTGACAATTGGTTCTTTGACGATGATGATTCGCCTGTGAGCAGGGAGGCATGAGGATGGATTGGCAGATAGACGTAGCGATTGAAATGGAAATTATCACACAAGAGCAAGCTACTGAAGAAATGCAGAGCAAGCTTGAGAAGTTTGAGAAAGCTTGTGTTGATAATGAGAAGTATGCAAACGAGTCAAAGACTGACTGCTATCCTAAGACAATGCTTGAAAGTGAGCATAAGGATGCCATGAGGCGTACTGAAGAATACGCAAAGAATACTGAGAGGTCATTGCAAGAAGAGATAAAGCAACTCAAGTGGATTATCGAGCGCAGGGAAAACTTCATTGAGAGGCTTCAAAGAGAGATAGAGGCACTGAAATGCCAGTAGCAAGCTGTATTGAATGTGGAAGCGACTTCTACTATGATGAAGAGGACACGTTTGAACGTTGGAGTGACCACGCCTTGTGTGTCACGTGTCCATACTGCATGAGCACGGTAAGGGTGGAGGAATACAAATGAAGATTATATGTGTCTCTAAGTATATACGCTTTAGAAGGTACAGGAGATTGAGCTCACGTTTTGTGAACACTGTCGTTGAGCTCTTAGCTATGGGAATAGCAAAGGAAGCTCTACTTGACTCAATTGAAAAACTTGATAAAGAGCTTAAATCAGTGGCGAAGGAGCGTGAAGATGAAAGGGAAGATTGATAGATATGGATTCTTGTACGTTGTACACGGAAATCAACCAAAAGACCAGCAGTGTCCTTACTCTGTGGACAGTACACAGATTGATGGTAACAACACAAACACAACAACTATCTTTCACCGTCAGTGTGGTGATTGGTGTCCATTGTTCGGAGAGCCGACAGCAGAAGAGGATTACGATTTTGATACAGGCACATACAAAGAGACAGGAAGAACTGATTTGTCACTGTGCAAAAAGCATTTGACTTTTGATACGTTTGTGGACGAGCGTCCAAAGGAGCAATCATGACAGAACAAGTGTATGTTCACAATTGCAAGCATGAGATTGATGACGAAACAAAGAGGTTTGTCGAGGGCAAAGGGTTCGTGGGCATTTGTAAGCTGTGCGGAGTCGCGGTGATTCAATCACGGATTGGCCATGTGCAACCAAGAATAAAGCCGAAGATGAGCAAGAAGGAGCGCATAGCTCAGAGGAGAAAGCATGAAACAGTGTACGTTTAAAGAGCTTTGTGATGGTGCACGTACATTGCAAGACTTTATAAAAAAGAGTGGTGAGGCTGCACGTGACATGTCACACGATATGTCTGCCTTGAAGAAGGAACTTGAAGGTGATTGGAGTCATGGAAGCACTGGTATGTTTGAGAACACTGTAACAGCAGAGCAAGAGATGCATGTGCTAGGCATTCTAAGCAAGTACAACGGAACGATGGCATACAACAAGCTACATGAGTGTTGGATAGGTTCAAAGGAGTGCTGGCTAGGCTCACATGGTGAGTACGTTGGTTTACCAAGCTTGGCACAATGGTTCATAGTGCATTCACGTCTAGGCAGTGCCTCAAGATATGCCAAGGAGATTGGTGAGTTTGAGAGGTGGAGGATGCTGAAGGAGAACGTGTTCACTGGTGTGTCCAACGCATGCGCTCCAATAGAGCCAGTCACCTATCATGAGATGTTGGAAAGAATAGGCAAGCTACCGTTCCGTGACAAATTCAATCTGGAAGCGCAGACACAGCGAGTCAAACAATTCTCATTATATGGCTTCCTTTTGAACAAAAGGACTGGTGAATGCACTAGACTGTACAACGGGACACTCAGTGAACCACATGTTCTTACAGGTTGGTTTGGCACTGGACTGAAGCCGTCTTTTGATGGCATAAAGCAAACTATACTGGATGCACAAAACGTGCAAAGGCAGGATGAAGGAATGAACAAGAATGCTCAGATGATACGGAGGGACGAGGTGACTGACAAGAGACGTTCAAAGAGAACGGTGGGTGACGTGAATAGCTTGGAGCTTGAACTTAATGCATTACGGAATGAGAATCATGAGCAAGCACAGGAGATGAACAAGATGCGTGAGGCCTTCAGCGAAAAAGAAAAAGCTCTATGTGTGGAGCTCAGAGCGAAGGACAGGAACGTGCCGAGATTGTACAAAATCTGGCAGAAATATCTGTCATTTATGAAAGGACTTCAGCTTGAACTGACCTGCGTTGCAGAGCTTGATTCATTGAAAAACATGGCCGATGCATTGGAAGACATGATATGCATTGCAGACAATGGGAATGGCGAGGCAACACCAGCTTTCATGCGCAATATGCCATTCATGCGCAATACGTTCTTTGGGCGTGATTTTGATGCTATCAGCGAGCTCCTGAAGAAATACAGGGCTCGGATTGTGGAGCTTGAGGCTGAAGAAAAGGCACAGAAGCAACGTGAGCTCGATGCGCTGTGCAATTGGGATAGTGGGAGCTTTGAGGAGTTCGCATCCACATGCAACAAAGTCCTTGAGCTGGCAAAACGCAGTAGTGCTGGAATGGAAAAGCTCATGCCATACTATGACAAGAAGGTCTCGGTGAAAGGAACGGTCGCTGATATCATGCGTGGCGTTTGAGTCCTCACGCACGTTGTATCTATGTTTGCCCTCTCATGCGTTGCATGGGTCATTATACACGGTGCACGTCATTCGTTGAGTGCCGTGCACCACTTAAGGAGAATCGTATGGCTATAGTGCCAGTGAAAGAATTTGAAGGCTCGTGCTTCAAGGCGAGCTTGGAGACATCCGTGAACGTGCAGAGAGTGAAGGTCAAGCTCGACCTCCGCATGATGAAGAAGTTGTACGGTGATGCATCGAGCATCGAGATATTCATACCGATGCAGACATTGTATCAGCTCAAGATTGAGAACACGCTCGTCACGGACTCAGACCCTGAGTTTGATGATGTGAATACCGAGGGTGACGACACAGAGGTCGTGGAAGAGAACGTCACGCCATTCCCGACACCAGAAAAAGGAGCATAGGATGAACAAAGAGTGTGAAGAGAAGTTGAGCACAATGAGAGCACAGATGGAAAAGGCTTCAGCCTTTGCAGAAAAGCATCCCATGTTTGCGAAGCAGATTCTAGAAAGCTTGATAACTGGTGAAGAGGATTGGGTGACTGTTGCAAAGTACTACAAGACCGTCAGGACTTACAACGGCGTGTGCAGGGGTCACTTTGCATCAGGCTCAAGAAGGTATGTGATTAATTATTCTAAGGAGCATGATGCATATCTATGGACTGTGTACATAAACACACTTACTGAGTATGATTCACACAGGAAGTATGGTCTGAATGAGATACATCAAAAAGTACCTGTATTCTTCTATGACAATCTAAACAGCACGTTCTACTGCACTGATGAGCAGATATATGGTCTGTTGGAAGCTCTGAGTGCATGGAAGATTGAGGCAATGAAGCACGTGAACATAGATGATGCGGAAAAGGACGTGCAGGAGGCAGAGGAAAATCTGCGTAAAGCTAACGAGAAATTGGCTATCTTGAAGGAAAAACAGCATGAGTGAAGTAAAAACGAGCAGTGAAGGATTCAAGGAGACAAAAGGGAAGACACGGTGGACGTTGCTTCCAATGGATGCTTTGGAAGAGGTCGTGAAGGTGCTTGAGTATGGTGCGAAGACCAAGTACGCCATGGACAATTGGAAGAAAGTGTCGCACTTCGGTGCATATGCAGATGCAATCATGCGCCATTGGGTGAAGTATTTCGTGGAAGAGGAAGAGCTCGACCCTGAATCCGGCCTGTCACACTTGGCGCACCTCATGTGCGATGCATTGTTTGTCGAATGGCACAGGAAGAAACGTGGCACGCAGACGTTCATTGAGTATGTGCAGGGGCTCAAGACGTATCCTGACTATGTGGTCGAGGTTGACAAGGCACGCTTTGAAAAGAACGGTGGAGTGCTGGAACTTCGTGAGTGGGCACCAAAATATGGTGAGATTATAGAGGTCAAGGAAGACGATGAGGACACATGGCATCAAAGAATTTTTGAAGGTCTATGCCCTGACAACAGCGGCTTCATATGCGTTGACGATTTTCACAAAGTAAAGTTTATCGAGCGAAAACCGTACACTGTGACAATTTGGACAAACGCACGCAGATACAAAGGAGAGATTGTGGTATGCAAGTATTAAAAGGACAAGCAGTCGAAGTAAGGCACAGAAGAAAGGGGAATTTTACTGCTGTGGCTATGGACGATTTTGACACTGATGTGGATGAATTTTATCCTCTTGCGCTCACTACAAAAATAGTAGAAGGGCTTAAGTCTTTCTGGCGTGCAGATGAAGAGATTCCATGTCGAAACTCATTGTGCACTATATCAATTCTGGAGGAAATCAATGGACAAGAAAGATAGTCACGGCTATGGACACGTGAAGCTCTCATACATATCGAACATCGCTGAAGAAGACATTAGCAAAATTGCAGGTGTGTCACGTGACAGTGCAACAGGCCCTGACGTGAAGAAGCTCCTGTCATGGGGACACCTGTCACCATTGGAGTTTGGAAGCATCACGTTTGAGCTCCATTGCCCAATCACGGTAGCACGGCAGTTGATGAGACACCGCACGGCACATTACAACGAGAGGTCATTGCGCCATACTGATGCACCACCTGATGCATATGTGTCCTTGAAGTGCAGGAAGAATCCTGAGATATCAAGTCGGATTGACAAATTGAAATCTGAATCGCTTGCGCTGTACAATGATATGGTTGAAGCTGGTGCCGCACGTGAAGATGCACGCAACGTCTTGTTGCTCGGCACAATGACCACGGTGTACATCCAGTATGACCTACGCAATTTCATCGGCATGTGCAAGCAACGTGTCAGTCCTCATGCACAGAGTGAGACGAGATGGTTTGCGGCTTCCATGCTGAGATTGATAAAGCCGTATTTTCCAAATGTGTATGACTACATCGTGAAGGAGGCCGATTATGCCGAAGAGACAAAAGCTTGAAGGACTGAAGAAGCAGTTCGCAAACGGATATTGGGAGATACGGTGCGTGGATTGCAACGAAGTGCTCGGTGTGTATCCAGCAGGTGCAAGCGATTCGTGGCTACACAACTGGATGTGCAAGCTGGATAAGGCACATCACTGTGAAGTCCGTCATTTGAAACTGTGCGCATCAGACAAGCCAGCCGAGGAAAAGATGGACTTGTACAGAAAGCGTGACGAGAGGAGAAGCTCATGAGATTCTTGACGGTTGAAGAGAAGGAAGAGCTTATTGAGAAAACGGCACAACATATATACGTATGCCCACAGTGTGGTGGCGTGTTCAGCGATTTTGAGGGTGCTGTGAACTGCTGTCGCTTCGATTGCGTTGAGCAGATTGATGAGGACAAGGCGGCGCACAAGGCAGAACCATATGATTAGGAGCATGCAATGAACAACAAGAAAAAGATGGACATATACAAGCATGGCACTTATGTGACGTCACTGTACGGTTCTGAAGCTGTCGCTGAGTATACAGGGCTTCATGAGGTCACAGTGAACAAGCTGTATGCCAATGGGCGCATGTCACGTAGCGGTTACTCGTTTGACAGACCATGTGAAGAGCATGAGCACTATGACCAGAGCAAGGTGTTGCATCTGGCGACACAGGCACATGGCATGGAACTGAAGCAGTTCTGGTTCGGCAATCATCTTGAGACGATTGCAGTTCACGTGGATGCTCAGAACATTGACAGACTCAAGCGACTGACAGGGTTCAGCACGAGAAGGGAACGGCCTTTTGTGGACAACCACGGTGAATCGTGGCGTTACGCATATCCATACGAGGCCGAGCATGACGAAGAATGAGATACCGTTGTGGGTGAAGGTTGTGTTGGGGATACTGTTCTTTCCTGTTGCATTTGTAGTGCTGTTCATCTATGCAGTGCACATGCTCACGAAAGGACTCCCCGACACACAGAGGGGCAAGGGCGGAAATTCGAATGACCACGGTGGACATGGTGGGTGGTGAACGCCACAATACAGAGCTCGCTCCTGTACATAGGGGTGATGTCACGAGTCAAAACTAGCATATGTTTTGATAAAAGTACTTGACTTTAGTTGAGACATATGCTATTATATTAAGCATACCAGTTACATTTAATGTAAGGAGATATAGAAATGAAGAAAGTTCACGGAATACCAGTTGCAGAACTTGAAGGTATAGATTGCGTGACAATCGAGGGCTTTGCAAACCTGATAGGTCGTAGTGTATCTACGGTACGCAGGTTGCTGACCTATGGAAACTCGTTGAGAAAACTGAAGGCTGTGTATGCTTTCGATAAGCCTTTCATTCCATTATCGGAGCTCCACGAGTATCCGTTCAGGATGCAGGGTCGTGATGATGATGCAGTGTTCCATTTCGAGTTTCAGGACGATGAGCTGATTGTGTGCACATCTGTCGGATTCTGTGGAACGAGGGTCGTTCTGCATTGCGGTCACGAGTGTTTGTCATGCATTCATTACAAGACTGTGAAGGAAGCAATGGAAGAAAATGATATTTAAAACACAGCCCTACAAGCATCAACAGGAAGCCTTTGACAAATTCAAAGACATGGACGCATTTGCGCTTTTCTTTGACATGGGAACAGGAAAGAGCAAGACCGCCATTGACATAGCCGTTCATAAATATTTGAAGGGAGAGATAGATGCAGTCATGGTGATAGCTCCAAACAACATACACACGCAGTGGATTGATGAGCAGTTCCCATTGCACTGTGGCGTGCCGTACAAAGCGGTCAAATATAAGGCTTCACACCTGCATAGACGTTACTACGAAAACTCTCTGAGATTCTTCCTATCAAATAAGATTGAATTTCTGAAAGTGTTCGCAATCAATGTCGAAGCGTTCCAGACCAAGACACACATTCCGTATGTCGCTTCATTTGTGAAGACAAACCGTGTCATGATTATACTGGATGAATCAACACGTATCAAGAATCCAAACGCCGTGCGCTCCAAGAATATACACCTGCTACAGAAGTACGGATGCAGATGCATACTCACTGGAACACCTGTCACGAAATCGCCGTTCAATCTGTGGTCACAGTTTGAGTTCTTGAAAAAGAATTACTTTGACTGCAATTACTTTGTGTTTGAGCACAGGTTCGGAATCATGATGCGCTCTGCCAATCCGATAACAGGCAAGCCGTACAACACTCTCATTGATGAGAAGACGTTCGCAATCGTCAAACATCACATAGCGATGGACAAGAAGGACATAGCTTTACGAGGTTACGAGCCTGTTCTTACGGCGGTTGACTATGAGCGCATAGGTGCGATGCACGGCGTTTCGGAGTCAAACGTGAAGTACATCGATACTCATGACACCTTTCAGAAGTTCAAGAATCTTGAACAGCTCAAGAAATTGATTGAACCTCTCACGATGGTTGCACTGAAGACGGATTGTCTTGATTTGCCTCCAAAGGTGTACGAGACCGTGTTTGTTGACATGCCAGATGAACAGCAGACTGTGTACAAGAATCTGAAAGAGAAGCTGTACGCCGAGTATCGTGGGCAGGAGCTTACTGTCACGAACAAGATGTCGCTCACACTACGGCTCATGCAGGTATGTGGTGGATTCTTTCCTTATGATGTCGAGGCCAAGGAAGAACGTGTGGCTGTTCCAATATCTGACAAGAATGCAAAGATAAACGCATTGCTTGAGGACTTGGAAGAGGTCAACTTCGAGACGACAAAGGTCATCGTGTGGTGTGCGTTTGTTGCCGAGCTTCAAGCGGTGCACAAGGCATTGTCAAAGACATACAACTGTGCTCTATACTATGGTGGTGTGGACTCTGAGAAGCGTGCGGAGATTGCGAATGACTTCAAGGCTGGCAAGTACGACATCTTTATAGGTAACACCGCAACAGGTGGCTTTGGGCTCAACTTCCAGCACGCAACGTTGCAATACTTTTACAGCAACACGTATAAGGTCGAGGACAGGCTTCAGGCTGAGGACAGGTCGCACCGCAATGGAATGATTGGAACGTGTGTATACAAAGACATTGTGTACAAGCATACCATGGATGAGAAAGTACATGAGAATATCGGTACTGGACGTGACATGAATGATTATTTCAAAGACATGTCAGTTGAAGACATGCTGAAGGATACGGAAGAGGCAGATTATTAAGGAGTGTGTGGATGAATGAACGACCATCGTTTCTCAAAAATGAAGAGCTAGTCGAAGCTGTCAGTGGAGACTCTCTCTCGGTGCTCAATCAACTCGTGCAGAGACAGTTGGAGTTGCAGGAGACCGTCAGTTATTTGGAACAGCAGTTGAAGGTGGCTGAAGAGTCATTGAAGCGTGTCTCTATGGAAGAGATACCGAATCTGCTGAAGTCAAAAGGTTTGTCACGTATTAAGCTCTCAAATGGCAAGGTTGTGGAGATTAAGGACGATGCAAATGTAACAATCAAAGACCGTGAGGCGTTCTTCAAATGGCTTGCCGAACGTAAAGAGGACGACATCATTAAGACGATGTTCGCCGTTGACCGTGTTCCATCGGATTTGTTGAAACAGATATTTGAGTTCTTTGACTCACATGATGTTCCATACAGTGCCGATAGGAACGTGCACCCTCAAACGTTGAAGAAGTTCTTCAAGACATTATGTGGTCTTGATGTCGAAGGGGAAGAAAGGGAAGTTGGATACATAACAGGCAAATATGTTCCAGTTTCATCGCTACCAGATTGGTGCAGTGTGTTCTTACTTAGTAAGACGAAGATTAAATAGGAGATACGAAGATGGCAGAGACAAAAGCAACGACAGACATTGAATTGAAGAAGACGAGCGCACCAGCATTCCTGAACGCACAGGACTCTTCTCAGGGCTTTGAAGACCTGAATGTGAACACCATGGCAATTCCGTTCATCAAAGTGCTCAATGCACAGAGCCCTGAGCTCAGCAGAAAGAGAAATGAATTTATCGATGGTGCAACCATCGGTGACTTGGTGAACACAATCACACACAAGAACTATGGCAAGATTGTTGACTTCACAGTCGTGAAGTTTGAGCACATCTTTGTCGAGTGGAAGCCAAACCGTGGCGGATTCGTTGGATATCACACACCAGTGCAAGCCGAGCAGAAGGCTGTGGACAAGACCGTGTTTGGCAAATGGGTCACACGTGAAGGCAACCTGCTCCAAGACACATACATGTTCTATTGGGTCATGCAGGGGCATGAGGCTGATGGTGTTGTTGTGTTCTCGGCAGACTCCGCAGACATCAAGAACGCAAAGAAGCTCAACTCCATGATGCTGTCCAACAGGTTCGCAGATGGGACTCGTGCCCTTCCGTACCACCAAGTGTACACCGCTGAGAGCGTGGAGGTAGACAACGGTGAACAGACATGGTGGCAGTTGACATACAGCTTCAAAGGCTACGTGGACGAGAAACTGTACCTCGAAGCGGTCGAACAGCGCAAGCTCCTTGAGCAGAAGAGCGTGGACTACAGCCTCATTGAAGGTGGCACAGGCACGGCGCAGAAGACCGTCACAGCAGAGCACTCTTACTAGAATCACATGTACTATGCCCATCATACAATTGGTGGGCATAGTCTGTCTTCACACATCACATCATTCATAGGAGAGTATCATGTCATTACTTATTGCACCGACATTATTGGATAGCTACGACTGGCTCATGAAGTGTCCTCCAAGTTGGAGAGAGAAAGCACTCAACGACATCACAGGAACGTTGAGCAGACAGCCGTGGAAGCCGACTCCTGCCATGGAAGCAGGGACAGCTTTTGAACAGCACGTGTATGAAGATGTGTTCAAGGACTTGAGCACGCTTACATATTCCGACAATTACATGAAAGTCCTCAGACGCTTGCAGGGATTCTTCTTTCAGCAGAAGGTCAGCTTCACCATCATAGTCGATAAAATTGAGTACTACATCGGTGGTGTCATTGACTGTCTTAAGAAGACAGAGCCAAAAGAGATTGTAGATATCAAGACAACAGCCAACTTCAAAGGTGACAGCCAGTATCTCACAAAATGGCAACACCGTGTATATCCACTTGCGACACTGATTCCAGATTTCACATATCTAATATGCGAATGGCTTGACGAAGAATGCAACAAATTGAAGGATGTCCATGAGGTTCATTTTCATGTGGACAGCTTTGACACCGTACGTGATGAGCTTTCAACACAAATTAGAAAGTTCATATCTTTTATAGAGTCCGACAAGACTCTGTGCGACTTCTATTACACGACATACAATAAGTACAACAAATCAAAGAAGGTGTGACACCATGGGCGTATCAGCATATCAAATATCTGAGTTCGCTTCATTCTTCAAAGGTTCTGAAACAGGGTACGGACAACATACGTACAACTTTCAGGATGGCGCGAAGGAGAAAGGCGATAATAGAACGGTAAAAGATAAGCTCGTCACACAGGAATTGTACCAAGCTCACCTTGATGGAAAGTTGGGCTTGGGAGTTGTGCCTGTAAATAAAGAAGGCGAGTGCAGATTCACGGTTATTGACATTGACATTTATGACACAAGTCTTGACATATTCATACAAGCTATAGAACGCAATAACTTTCCTCTCGTACCTTTCAAGTCCAAATCAGGTGGATTGCATATCTACATGTTCCTGAAAGAGTGGACACAGGCGAAGGATGCGATAGAGGCAACACGCAAGATGGCTTCAGTCCTCATGATGGATGTGTTTGTTAAGAAACAGCGCAACGTTCTTATTGAGATATTTCCGAAGCAAGCACGTGTGCAAGCTGGAAGCGTTGGCAACTGGATAAATCTTCCGTACTACAATGCGGAGAACACACGGCAAGCGGCGATTATCGAAGGACACTCGGCTACACTTGAGGAAGCATTGCTGTACATCAAGAGCAAGGTGAAGACAATTGAGGAAGTACTGTCTTTCATCAATCAACTGCCGTACAGTGATGCTCCACCATGCTTGCAGACAATCTGGCTGTTGAACGCCGTTGGTGAGAACGAAGGTCGAAACAACTATCTGTTCTCATTCGGTGCTTACTTGAAGAAGAAGAACGAGGCGTTCTTTGAGCAGTACCTATATGAAGTGAACAACTCGATGAAAGCTCCTGTAACAAACAACGAGCTAGAATTGACCGTCATAAACTCATTGAGAAAGAAAGACTACAACTACAGATGCAAGGAGTTTCCATGTGTTGAGTACTGCAACAAAACAGAATGCAAGATGCGAGAGTTTGGTGTAGGAAAGACAGACGGATACTTCTCAAACCTAGAGTATGGACAACTCACACAATACAAGCAAGACGTGCCGTACTATGAGTGGCTCGTCCGTGCACAGGGTGACACTGAATGGAAATGCCTACGGTTCAAGAATGAGATGGAGATAATACATCAGGATACTTTTCAGCAGTTGTGTTTCCGTGAGCTGTACGTCTTACCTCCGAAGCTCAAGGTCGAGTCGTGGGCGAAGTTGGTGCGTGACGCTCTTGTTGACATAAAGATTATTGCAATCGAGATGACGTTCGATACGTCACCAATATCCATCTTGAAGTCTTTGATATGTGATTTCATCACTGGACGTGCGCCAGCAGTCACACTTGAAGGTGTGAACCAGAAGCGTGTGTTCTTTGATGACAAAGCATCGAGATATCTGTTCAAGCCAAGAGACCTGACGGACTTCGTGTTCATCACGAAACAATTCAAGCATTATCAGCCAGCAGAAATGCACTCAAAAATGAGAGACTTTGGATGCTATGATGTGCGTGTGCGTATCGGAACTGGTGACAAGGCGAAGCAATACAGGCTGTATGCAATAGACCAGATAGCTTACGCAAAGAATCTGCAAGAGAATGAGGATATGGTGGACATCGAAGGTGCTGTGAAAGAACTTGAAGCGGCAGATGCGGCTGGATTGAAGGAGAATGCATATTGAAACAGACAATCATATACGGAGGGCCAGGTTGTGGCAAGACTTGGTATCTATTGAACCTTCTCGAAAAACTTCTTGAGGACTACAAACCATCAGAGATAGCTTTCGTGTCGTTCACCAAGAAGGGTGCTTATGAAGGTCGCACACGTGCGATGGAGAGATTTGGATATGCAAGTGAGGAGTTTCCTTATTTTAGAACACTGCACTCGATAGCATATGCACAGGCTCAACTTGCACGTGACGATATTATGGGTCGCAAGCAGTACAAACAATTCTCAGACCTCATGAACATGAACTTCACAGGATACTACACTGAGGATTTCAACAGTGATGATGATAAGTATCTGTTCTATTACTTCCTACGCAAGAACAATCCAAAAGCGGCTGAGAGCTGTGCGCTTGACATCAACATGCGTTCATTTGAAGTCGTGGCGAAGAGCTATGATGCGTACAAGGCACGCCATGGGTATGCTGATTTCACCGACATGATTTCATTCTTTGTTGAATCTGGACAGCCAGTGCCAGTGAAGATTGCAATCATTGACGAGGCTCAGGACTTGACCACGTTGCAGTGGAATATGTGTGAGATTGCGTTCGGTGAGTGTGACCATGTGTACATCGCAGGTGATGATGACCAAGCAATATATGAGTGGAACGGTGCAGACGTTGAGCACTTCTTGAATCTTGATGGCAATAAAGTGGTGCTTGAGAAGAGCAATCGTATGCCCTCAAACATCCTGAACTTCTCGACACGTATAACTGACATGATGAGTCAACGTGTGGAAAAGAAGTTCGCTCCAAACATGTCGGGTGGCTTGGTATACTTCCACAACAGCATTGAAGACGTTGAGATTGATGCAACGTCATCTTATTACTTCCTGTCACGCAACAATCTGTATCTCAAGCAGTACAGGGAAATGCTACGGAAAAGAGGCTTTGCTTATGTTGACAAAACAGAACATTCTGTTGATGAAAAAGTCATCAGGGCAATCAATGCATATGAGCAGATGCGTAAGACAGGAAGCTATAAGAGTGAGGTAGACAGACTCGTGACAGCACATTTTCTACGCAATGACATGGGCAGCGCCGAGCCTTGGTACAAACGATTCAATCTTGATATTGATGATGCAAACTATTATAGAGACTTGATTGCACACAGACCGAATGTGTATGACAGGCGGCTCATGATAAACACCATACATGGTGTGAAGGGTGGCGAGGCAGACAAAGTGGTCGTCATGCTTGACGTGACCAAGAACGTACGTGACAACTATCTAAAGCACGAGGATTCGGAGCTTAGATGTTTGTATGTCGCTTGCACACGAGCCAAGAAGGAACTGCATATTGTGCATAGCAATTCAAATTATGGCTATGATAACTATATGGACGTAGAGAGCTTCGCTGAATTTCAGCGACCGAAGATAACTTATCAGGAGGAGATTGTGTATGAATGACAAGGTGAATGCAACGCACGAGATGGTGCGGAGAGCCTATGCCGTGGATTGGTTCAGGAATGAAATGTCCAAGAAGCTGACAAAGCGCATTGAGCGTGGTGATTGGACAGCACGTAGTATTGAAGGATTGAACGGCATGATGCATGAAGAAATTGGAGAGCTTCAGGACGAGCTTATGAATCCAAACAGGGATATTGAGTGCCTTACACGCATAATTGAAGAGTGTGTGGATGTCGCCAACTATGCCATGATGCAAGCTGATGTGGCACGCAAAAAGATTAAGGAGATGAAAGATGAAAATTCAAGAATTTCGAGATAAGCTTATTGTGCTGGAAGGTAAGGCTTATAAGGAGCTGGCACGTGTGCAAGCACTGAAGAAGGCTCTTGACAAGATGATTGAGGATGAGAAACAGCTTACACTCGGTCTTGATGAGGATAAACGTGAGCCTGAGAAGCAGGGAAAGACGTTCCTATAGTCATTATCGAATCAATGATTTGTAGTGGCTGTAGTCAGGACATATAAGTATGCCACCCATAGCTACTTAGTTCGACAATCAATAATCTGGCATGACTGAAAAAGGTCAGTTTCGGAGGAATCATGGAAGACATCAGAAGGAAGTGTGGACTGTGCGGCAAAGTGTTCACGCCTTACAGAAACAATCAGAAGTACTGCTCAGAAAAATGCAGGGACATTGTGTTTAAGAATTACAAGCAACGCACGAAAAGACCGATTGAAGACCATGTGTGTGAGCAGTGTGGCGTGACGTTCAGCACAAGCATCAGCAACAAGAGATTCTGTTCACACACATGCTACGAGCTTGCAAAAGCAGGTGGTATCTACTACACCAGAATCGAGCCAACAGTACGCAAGTGTTTGCATTGTGGTGCTGAGTTTGAATCGGCGCACGGCTTGCAGAGATACTGTAGCCACAAATGCTACATCGAAGCGGCGAGCTTACGCAACGCACTGAGGGACAAGAAGAATGGCTAAATACAAAGACGTAAGCAAATCGAAGATACTCTGTGTGGACATAGAAACGTATGACCCAGGGATTTCCGATGACTTAGGGCCAGGCGTGTACCGCAATGATGGCTATATTCTTGGCGTGGCAATTGCAGATGATGCTGGCTTCGCAGAATACTACAACATTGGGCACAATGACTGCACGGCGAAAGAACGAGAGCAGAACGTTGAATACTTGCGCTACGTGCTTGCAATGCCCATGCCGAAGCTCGGAGCGAACATCACGTATGATGTGGATTGGTTGGAGAACTGGAAAGGCGATACGGCTAAGTTCGCATGGCGTGGCAAGGGCTTGTGTCTGAAGGTCAACGGAGACCTGTATGACATACAGGTTGCAGAGCCGTTATTGGACGAGAATCAGGGGCAGTACAGCTTGGACTTCCAAGCGCATAAGTATCTCGGTAAGGGAAAATTCAAGACTGAGATTGATGAGTATTGTGCACAGAACGGCTGGACTGGTGATGCACGGAAATGGCTGTGGAAAATGCCATACTTCCTTGTATACAAATATGCACTCGATGATGTACGAGAGCCGCTTGCAATCTTTGATATCCAGTGGAAGCTCATGGAGGAACAGGACTTGATTCCATTGTTCAAAATGGAGACAGACCTATTGCGTGCCAAGCTCCACATGCAGATGACTGGAACGCCTGTCGATGCATCAGTGCGTGATGTAAACTCGTACCTTGCCACATGTAGAAAGGAAGAGTGCGAGATTGCGTTCGAACGTGAGCATGGCAAGATAAACCTGAACAGCCCTAAGCAACTCAAGGAATTGTTTGACAGGCTTGGTATCCAGCATCCGTACAAATTCACGTATACAAATAACCGTGGCAAGGAAGTCGAGGAAATTGTATCCTACGAGGAAGCTCAAGATATCATGGAGTGCATCAAGGAAGGCACGATGTCGGATACTCTTCTTGACATAACTGGTGGGCGGCACAAGGCTCTAGGAACGTGCAGACCGACAATAGGAAAGGACTTCTTTGAAGCGATTGATAAGAACTTTGGTGACGATGAAGATGTTGAAATGAACAAGATGCTCAAGGACATACTGTTCATACGCAAAGCCAACAAGATGATTGGCACGTTCTTGCAAGGCTCGTTGAAGAAGACCATGTGTCCTGATGGCAGAATCCACCCGACAATACACACGATGAAGACCGATGACTATGGCACACGCTCTGGACGTTTCAGCATGAGCAATCCAAATCTACAACAAATTCCATCCACTGGACGTGACAAGTATTGGGGCAAGCTGTGTCGTGAGCCGTTCAAACCTTTGCCGAATTGTTGGTGGGTGAAGCTCGATTACTCACAGGTCGAGTACCGATGTCTTGCGCACTATGCGAGTGGCACAGGAAGTAGGGAGCTCGTGGACACGTACAACAATGACCCGCACACAGACTACCACCAATATATCATGAACCTCACAGGACTCGGAAGAAGCTCTGCAAAGAATATGAACTTCGGTTGTATGTATGGCATGGGACGAAAAAAGATGTCAAGACTGTTTGGTTGGGCGAAGGACTATGCGGAAGCGATGCTGTCCGTATACCATGAGAACGCTCCATATGTGAAGATGACCATGAACAGCGTTGGTGACGTTGCAAAGTCAAGAGGATACATCAGGACACTTGCTGGTCGGCGTTCAAGGCTCATAGATCGAGACAAGACGTACATCATGATGAACAGACTCATACAAGGCAGTGCCGCTGACATCATGAAGAAAGCGATGGTCGATGTGTACAAGTCCGGTGTCCTTGATACTTTGTCATGGCATTTGACTGTGCATGATGAGCTTGACATATCAGTGCCGAAGACTGCCAAGGGTATCCGTGAAGTGTTCCGTGTCAAGAGCCTGATGGAGAACGCTTACAAGCTACGTGTCCCATTGAAAGCCGAGCTTGAACTTGGAGCAGATTGGGCAAGTGTGAGTGAGATAGACTTCACGGATTTGGACATCACACAGGAGGATTGGCTTGCAGGACTTACAGACGAGAATGTGGAAGAAGAAGTTGGACGAATCATCCAACTGTGCAAAGACATCAAAGCGGAAAAGAAAGCCAAGGCAACGAAATGAAATGATTGCAGAAGGATGGTATACAAGATGGAAAGTTTAGTTGTCACACGGCATTTGTCATTGTACAAGTATCTTGTGAAGATAGGAATGGTGGCTGAAGGCACGCCATGCATGTCATACGCCGATGTGTCGGACGTCATTGGAAAACATGTGTACGGTGTGTTGCCATACAATCTGGCGGCGAAGACGGGCCTGTACACTGAGATACAGATGAGGATACCAAAGGACAAGCACGGACGTGAGCTCAGTGTTGACGAGGTGTCGTTCCTTGCGATAAGACCACGTACATACAGGGTGAGGGAGGTGACACATGCTGGAAAGCAAATTATATGACACAGTGAAAGATAAAGCTACGAGCACCAAGTTCTACCGTGTGGAGAACAAGCTGAACCTAGGGACGCCCGACATGCATTTGGTGAACGTGAGCTGCTCGGGGTGGATGGAGGCCAAGGCTGTGATGGTCACGGCGAAGCGTACTGGTCTTGTGAAGATTCCGTTCAGGCCAGCACAGTACGCATGGCTCAGGAGCTACTATCGCAAAGGTGGCTTGTCGGTGCTTGGGATGGTGACTGACTTGGGATTCTTCTTCGCTGTCAATGAGAGCATACAGGAGGAGTATGACAGGTCTGACTTCCACAGGGCTCTTGCAGGACTTGTGAGTCCACTGAGATATGTGGCGGTTGAAGACTTGGATGATTTCTTTGTACAGCTAAGAGCCCCCTCTTAAGGGGGCTCTTTTTATTACTTTAGAAACACTTTATCAACTACTATGTATGTGACAGTTGCTCCTGCAACACAGAACAGGATGTTATTCAGCACTTTGTATACTGCTAACTTCCTTTCCATATTTTGCAATCCAATCTGCAAATCGTTTGTTATTTTCTGCAAGCTTATCGATATCTTCCCCTGCTCCACTTGTATTATCTCGAAGTTTGTCAAACTCTGCTCTCTCTTTGTCCAATTGCTTTGCAATACTTGCAAGTCGCTCTTTATCACCTGTTGAGATATCTCGAAGTTTGCTAAGCTCTTCTCGTAGAGCGTCTGCCTGTCGTTCAAGCTCGATGTAGTCTGCACGTAGCTTTGCAATATCTGCTTTAGCTCCTCTAAGGGTGATAGTCCTTCCGAGTACAGCACCGAGGATAAGAGCAAAAGGATACAGAATATACTTAAAATTCTTTTTAATCCAGTTCCACGCATTTATTAACCACCTTTTCATTTGTATCACTCCTTGAGTGTTTTAGACCAGTGTTCTGGCAACGTGAGTGCGAACGCTGTTCCTGAGTAAAATAAAAGACCGTAGAATATACTTTCAATAAGGTCTGATGCTGGTATGTTTTTGCCAGTGCTGGCCATAATGCAGACAAATATTGCTATGACCATTGCAACAAACAGTGATACAAATCCAGCAACTCTTTTTGAGCTAGTATCACCTACAGGGTCTTGCAACATGCTATTCTTTGGAGCATCACTTTCTTTAATATTCATCACACACCTCTAGTCAATGCATTCATTGAGATATTTGTCGATATCATGCTTCGCCTCAGTAACATTGCCATTAGCAACACCTGTCTGAAGCGCATCTATGATACTTCGTAACGCTCTGAATATAATCCTGTTCTCTTGGATACGCTTTGCAGAATTAATCTGCATCAAGGCTATGGTATCACCAGTTGATTGCAATGTGATAAGCGCACTGTTCACACGACAGAAGAATCCGTTAACACGCTTAACAAATAGTGTACCTACAAACATCACTATTCCTCCTCCTGCAACAACTGCTACTCCTGTACACACGTCTACAACAACCTGATTCATACAAGCAACCTCCTATTTTATAGCCATCTGTCGGCTACCTAGTGTGTCCCTTTGGTAGTGTACTCCGACTTCATGTAAAAACGCATCACCAGTGAATGCATCACCTGTAGGACGAGAGAGCGCAAACAAGAACACTGCACCAATCTTCAATGCCTTTG